GCACGATGACACGGTGAAACCTGACGAATTTACCTTGGGAAGTCCCATCTTTTGCGCCAACGTCATAACGTAGGGTTTCAAAATCAGACGTATAGGCAAGCCCAATATGAGCAATGGCAGATGATCTGTCCAGGGTGATAGAACCGGACGCAACAGTCTTGTCGGCGTGAGTCGCACCTTCCGCCAGTATCTTAACCGTCTGTCCTTCAAGATGGTCAAGGCCGGTGATGATGGTGGACCGCTCTCGTACCACCCCGTCAGAGACATAAGCGGTAAAAGCAGTACTGTTGATGGCGGCGCGAATGTCACCCGCGCTGGTAAAGGTGGTGTATCCCGTCCCATTGATGCCTGATAGTTCAAAAGTATTGGTGGTCTTGTTGGCTACAACGTATCCATTGCCGTTCAACTCAACCATCCCACCGACGCCGAATATACCAATCTGGTCGCTATTAGAAAGCCCGTGTGCGGCGGCGGTTATAACCACCGGGTTCGCGGCGGTTGCGCCTGAAATGGTGGTATTCTGTTTGGTGTTACTGAACAACTCCATCGTGTTCGTCGCAACCTCACCCGCGATATAAGCGTTACCGTTCAACTCCGTCATACCGTTGACTTCCGTAATCCTGACATCGTCGCCGTCATCGACACCATGAGACGCAGACGTAATTACACAAGGGTCAGCGGCAGTCGCAGCAGTTATCACCAATTTATCATCCAGACTTAAACCACTATCCATAAAAAAGGCGTCTTCCTGGCTGTTGGTTTCTTCCCAATGGGGTTTTAGATACTCGATATAACGCCGGGTCGCGCCATTGATGTACCGCTTAACGATTATATAAAGTTCGTCAGCCGTGCCTGATGTGTTTGGAATAACCGCAACGCTTTCGACTTTAGCTTGGGTGGTCCCGGCGTCACTCTGTCCACCGATAACATGACGGGACCAGCCAACAACTGCCTGGTCGCGTTCATAGGTCAGACAAATCAGCGTTCCGTCCACCAAGGGTAGCCAGACAAGACTTTGTGGTTCGTTCTGGTACGCCATTTCAATTATTCCCGTGCGGCTAATGTGGTCCGCAACCAGGGTTAAATCAGGCGCTCTGAAACCATCGTCTTCAAAGACATAGGCTAATTCACGAACCTTACGCAGCGCCCTTTGCACGAACAGAACAGCGCGGCCCGCCCTAATGGCCTGGATGTTGGCACTTCCGTAGGCAGAGGACCGTTTGCTCTGAACAGTAGCAGGGGTTATGACAGCGCCCGTGTCGGACGGGCGAAGCAACCATTCACCGCCAACCGTTCCAATCAACAGACCTTTTTCGTCATCGGCAATCCAGCGGACGGCGTTGACCGTATCGGCTGACAGATTGTTCGTAACAGCGTTATCATCGACAACCGTGGCATCTGGTTCTGTTGGTGCAAAATTCTCAAAGTCACCTGTACGGCTCAAATCAATCCGTTGAGGTTCACTGGTGCCACCCGCAAAACAAAGCCTGTTCTGGTGAAACGTGACCGCGCCGGGGTAGCTTGTGGTGTCTGACCACGCTCCAAGCCGCCAGTTTGCCGTAGCGGTAGTAGCAGAAGCAGCAGGGCCGTCTATGGTAGCAGTGACATGGGTGGTGTCGGCGCGGGCCGTGATTGTTAAATACGTCCAATTTGAAGCCGCGTCTTGCCAACGGATAAGCCGCCCGATATCCGTGGTCTGGAACCCATCACCGCCGTTGATACCTGTGACGGCTGACGCAGTGACGGTAACGGACCCGGTAGTGGCCGAAAGCCCTAACGTAGTAGTTTCTACGTTAGTCCGTAGGTACGGACCATCAGAGAACGTAATGTCGGTTATCGTCCAGACGGTATCCGCAGTGCGCGAAATTTTACGCGGCTCAAAATCAGGATGTGTTACATAAAGGATGTCCGCGCTCTGTGCAAATTTTAACTGAAACAGGGACGCCGTGGTATAGGTGGTGACTAACTCAACCGTTTGCGCGGACGTACCAGCGGACGAATAAGTGGTAAAAGAAGAACTGTTGATATTGGTCCCGTCGATGTCCGTCAATTCATAGGTGTTGGTGGTCTTATTAGCGACAAGATAATACTTGTCATTCAACTCCGTCATCCCAACAACAGCAGTTATGAAAATCTCCGCACCATTTGAATAGCCGTGGCCGGTGTCTGTTACAACACAAGGATTTGCCTTGGTTGCGGCTGAAATGGTAGAGGTGGATGAGCGAATTACCCCGTTATCTTTATAAAATCGAATGTAGAGATGTCCAAATTCAAGGATGTAGGCTTGGGTGGTCGAAAACTCAAAACGGACAACCCTGGTGGACAGAGAACTTGTTTTAACTTCCTTGATAAAGACCGTGCCAGGACGCCGTTCGACCGGCCCCTGGACAAGCGGTATGAAGTTTAAACAGGTCTTCAGCCCTGTCTTGTAACGATCTACATCGGGACGCCCGTACAAGAGCGACGAAATTTCTCCACCGTTGAAATTGTTTTGAATTGCTGAGACTTTTGCCACTTAAAGCCTCGCATTTATCCAAGTATCCACGGGCGGTTTTTGTGGTGGACGCTCAAACGCATTAATCCGCCGTGCCTCTTTTTGAACCTCTTTGTAATGAAAACGAGCGTCATCCTTTTTTTTGTTCGATTGCGTTACCTTCTCTGAAATGTCCATAGCAATACGGGCGATCAGGAGTTCCACGAATAAAGCGTCAAACGTATTCTCATCGGTAATACGTTTGATGTAGTTCAGGTTAATAGGTGTGCTGTGATCGGTATGAATAAACTTCCCAAATATTTCAAAATCATCCTGGGTGTCTGTACCGTCCACCCCGTTTGTCGGAAGTATCCTCAAACTATCAGACGGCAAAGCATATCGCTTCGCTGCGCCAAACGTGGGGTCCGTACTATCAGCCGCAACCTTTACCCGTTCACGCGCAAACGCCCACGAGTGAGCGCGAAGTTCGCTATCACGGGCCTGTTCGTAAACACGATTGCAAGCCCGCCCCGCCGTAGTATCTTCAGACAAGGATGATATAGACTTAGCGCCAACCCGTTGCAGAGCGAGGTTGCAGATGCTTACCGCATCAGTCATTCGCCGCTCCTAACTTAGTGTAATCCCGCCAGCCTCAACCTTCTGCGCGATCATACGCAAAGCAACAGCCGCTGCGTGGCGGTCAACGCCTTCTTCAAAGACAACTCGTACATCGTTCGTAACTGATCCCGCCGCCGTAGAGGCGATATCCTTTTCATCGATATCCACAACGACAATATCAACTTGAGTATTAGCCATTTTCTTCTCCTACGAGGAAATGAGGGTGGCCCAGCTAGGCCACCCTCAAATCAATCAGTCGATCAGTCGAGAACCCAATACATCGTGAGTTCAATCGTGCCGGAACCAGTGGCACCAGCAAGAACCACGGTAATGGGGATACCGTCTCCATCGGCATCAACAACGGTGTTCTTACCCAAAGCAGAGGTTGCCACAATATCGACAGTAGTGATCGAAGTTGAAGCCGCCGCCGCCTTCCACTCATCAACATCAAGGGCAACAACCGTACCAGAAGAGTTCACATAAGCCGCGTGACCAACCGATAGGGTCGTGCTGCTTCCAAGAGCGTCATGCACAAGTTCTCCCGAAAGAACGCGAGCGTCATTCGGAAGGTTGAACATTTCAAGCACAGAACCAGCCGCCGTGGACGATGCTTCATACAGCGCGTATGAAATACGAACCCGTCCAGCGTTCTCACTGGTCTTGATCTTCTCCGTTGGAGTATTTTGGTCCCACTTGGTTTTCTGGACGCTATAAAATGTAGCCATTTTTTAAGCCTCCGAACAAGTGATTGCGACGACTTTTTTCTCCTCAACACGGGTAGCCCCAAAGGTTCCCTTGCAGTAAACCTGTGTTGAATAAGATTTGTCGGCACGATCTGAAATCTGGACATTGATGTCGTTCCAAATTCCAAGGTGAAGGCCAGATTTCGCCCAAGCGATAACGGTGCGATCTGTACCAGAAATAGCCAAACGCTGGCTATCGATGAAATTAAAGCCCATGAAGGCTTTAATACGTCCATCAACCAAGACGGGCTTGTTAGTGTAATCCAAGCTGACAGCCTGGGTTTCACCTAAAAGATCGTCATGCTGTTGTGCGCCGATGGCACAATACAGAGGCTCATTGTCCACATCGACTTCAGCCGCAATAAGCAACTGCATGGCTTCGCGTAGTTTGGCAACCGTTAGACCACCAGATGTCGTACCAGCAGTCTGACCAGACGGGAAAGATGTTGACGTAGTTCCATCCTCGCCCGTTTTACTGGTTCCCGTTGCCGCCGTGACGATCAAGTCGTCCATCGCCCTTCCCAAAGCCATCGCCCCATTAATCGCATAGGGAGAAGTGGGATCGGCGATTATGCGTAGCTTGTCTTGATCGTCAATCAGGTCTGCCCATTCGTAATCTGTGGGATAGACCCAACGCTTATCTTGGGGTGTTTCGATGAGCGGAGTATCGGCATGGCGTGTGGTTTTGGCTTGCGCCGTTACCGCACCCAACTGGTTGACAGCCGCACCACTTTTACCGTGGTAACTCTCCTCCATAACCGCTCCACGAAACTTAGACCCCCGCTGTTGAAGCAGATGCTCAACAGTCGATTTGTAGTCAATAACTGACCAATCTAAGATTTCGTTTGACATAAGAAATGCCTTCCTTTTGTCAGTGAAACAAAAGCTGAAGGCTTATCCGCTGAAGCGGGGCCAATACTAGGGCTTTTTTGTCGGCCCGATTGGGTTATCGACGTTGCCTGTTCTACACCACATGGTGTGCTCTAATTTCATTATGAGCATATATGATGTTTAAACACAAGAAGGTTATAATTTCATATTTTGCGTCTCTTTCGGGTTAGCCGGGGTGACGGGGCTAACTCAACAACCTTCGGGCCTTCTTCGATATACCGGGCTAAAATTTCAGCGACAACCAACACATTATCAGAGGTCACACCCTCAAGTTGACTTGCCAGCTTGAGGGCTTCCAAACGAACCTGTTTCATCAGACCACACCCGAAATCAGACGGGCAAGGCTGGCTTTTTTCTCAACCGCCGCCTTGTGACCGGGATGCGCCCCGTCCATCCAGGCGTCCATAAACTCTTTGTTCAGGCTCAGATTGTCCAACTCCTCCCTGGCCTGTTCGGGTGTCTTGTGGCCGGGGATGATCTTCTCCCCCTCATCAAAGTTGTGATCGCCTATTTTAGTGTTTAAACTGTCTACGAATTTCATGGACTCAACCGGACCCATCGCTTCGCGCAACCCGTTGAGTTGATCGTCCGACAGACCCAGCTTGTGCGCGGCTACGTCGATACCTGCCACCTTCAGGTCAAATGCCGCGCCCCATTCGGTACGCAACTGTGCTTCCGCATCAGCGGCAGAGATAACGGCTTTATCATTGACGCCCTGAACCGTAGCGGAGATGTACGCCGCATCGGCTTCAGCAAGACCAGAGAACTGTGCATCGGAAATACCAAGTTCGTGCGCCTTGTTCCGCATCATGTTTAAACGGGTGTCATCAGTGACGCCCTCCGGTAACGCCACAGAATACTGCGCGGCACTTTCAGGTCGGCCCAGTTTATTGAAATAGGCGTCCCGCTCTTCAGGACTAGCATCATCACCGAGCAGGGTAATAGTGCGCCCTGCCCTATCAGCGCCAACCATCTTTTCAAGGTTGTGATAACTCCCAAGGACATTTTCAAAACTCCCGTTCTGGAGTCCCTTTGCTTCTGCCCAGGCTTTCGTCGCGGGGTCTTGAACCCCTTCGATCCAACCCCCCTCGGGGGTGGTCTTTAATGGTGAACCCGGTACTGCTGTTACGTCTGCGCTTGTCTCACCAGAGGGCGCGGTAGCGTCCGCTGGGTTGCCCGCGTCAGCGGACCCAGTTTCTTCAGCCATGAGGTATCCTACTTTTTCCTTGCTGTAGCACGGCGGGGCGGTTTCCGCTTGGTGCTGGGTTTAGGTTGTTTTCCACCGCCTTTTTTCATATAGGCACTCGGTTTGTTTTTTGGCATATCACTCTCCCTGTGGGTTAAAATATATTTGCAATTCGTCTTCGCTCAAATTCAGGTGTTTGGATATTCTCAACCAGACTTCCCGGCGTCCCTGAAGGATGCCTTCAGCGCGGGGGTCTGGTGTGAACGTACTCTCGTTCGCTCGACAGAACTTCGCAAGATCGCTCAAGACCCGCTCACCATAAATCCCGCTAAAAGTTTTATGGTAGGCTTGCCCACGGGTGACGAGGAATTCTTTAACTTGGTCGAGCATTACTCACCCATTATATCCCCGATAAGAATTGACGCGGGGGACGCACTAAGCCCTTTTTTAGACCGGGCTTTAGCTTTTATTGCCGCCCCTTTTATTGTGGCGCTTATGCTGTGCGCTTTTTGTTTACCAGACATTATACGTCTGCGTACTTCGTCTTCAGAAAAACGTGGGCCTTTTGGTTTTTTAGGATTAACTGACGCGGCGTTTACCCAAACCTCAAGCCCACTTTTTGTCCGCATAGGAAAGGTAACTGAAACCTCATGCGCCATTAGCTCAAGGCTTTCATTACACCAGCAGCGGCGGGCGCGGCCTCTACCATCTGTTGTATTTGCTGCTGTTGTGCGCGGCCTTCGCGTAGTTTTTGAACGGCAGCGGGGTCACGCATCCAAGACGCCGGGACCGCGTTGATCTCCGCAAGTTGCTGGTAAATGACATCACTGTCGAACTGGTCAAGGACCGACAGGTCTTGCGTGGTGTTCGCATAGGCGATGGCGGCTTCCAGTGTGCGAAGCCAGCCTGACGCTTCTTCTGCCCGCTGGGACCGGGACAGCGGACTGTCATACTCGACTTCAAACTCACCTTGCGCTTCAATGAGAACGTCGGGCATGGGCGGGAGAAGACCCTGTTTCAGCAGCACATCAACTTCCCGTTCGATCATCGGGCCAAGCATTTCGGATTGCTGGCGTCCCATCGTCGGTGACAACAGCGCCCCCTTTTCACGGGCGCGTTCCAGCACTTCGGTTGCAGTCATTGTCGGCGTATCGACTAAAATTTGAAAAAGGCTGACTAAAAATCCATCGTTTATTACCTGTCTCTCCATGTCCATCAACTCTTGCCCCGCCGCCAAATTACCAACGGGCAAGGCGTGAACCAACGGACGCCCTTCAGCAGTGACACCACCAGGATTCATAGCGCCGGGAGCCATACTAAAAGTATCGAGAATGCCGTCGTCATGCGACAGGAGAACAGGTGCTACAGCACGATGACCTTGCGTCAGCATCGTCTTCTTTTGCTCGTTCAAAACCTTGATACTTGGTAATACGAGCATGGCCGGTGAACGACCATATTTTTCACCCGGCCCGGTAACGTAGCGGCTAATTTGATATGGAAAGGTGTCGAACCCGCCTTTGCTCAATTCATGCTGACCCTGAACCGCGATATAGAAAGACGCCCACGGCTTGCCGCGAGCATCCAGCCTACCCGGTTCGACCTCGATGCGTGGGCGAATACAATGGATAATCTCAAAGGGTCTATCGGGGGTCTTCTCTGCCGCCTTCGTGACTTCAGCCGGTACGCTGTCCCACCGCTTCGCTTCGACACGCTGTATCATCTGCCGTGCCGTCAGTGAATATTTCCGGTAGGACGTATCAACAAGCCCCTGGTGGTTCATTTCAAAGAGAATTTCCTTGAGGTTGGTTGCCTGATACCTCAACCCGCCCTGGTCATGGAAATCCGTAAACATGATGCCCGTGCCGAACGCACCCAGACCCATATAGACTTCATGCTGTTGGCTGGCATAATTGGCTTTGGTCGCATAGCGTTGTTTAAACAGTTCGTTGGTCGCGGCCTCGAACCACAACTTGACATCACGATCACGCGCCAGAGCCTCGTCGGAAGGTTTCAACCTGTGCCAGCGTTGTGTTCGCGGCGTCAGCATACTCTCCATCGCGGCAGAGAAGCGTTCCAACGCCAACCCCGCCGTACTGTCGAACATCTTCTCCGTGCGCTTCTCGCCCTTGGTCTGTTCAGATGTCGGTTTAAAGAAGGTATCGGAATACCGGGGTAAAACCCTGTCGGCTATTTCCGACCAGTGGCTTTCCCAGGTTCCCCGCTCACTCTCCAACTGGTTAAACCGTTTGATAATCTGCGCGGCCATGTCACTCACGGCTGATCTCCTAACAAGAGGATCGTCGGTTTCTTCTTACGGACGACGGCCTATTACGCTGAACCCAACAATCTCCTGGCCGTCAGGTTTTCTTCGTCAGCGCCCTTTGACAAGACCGTTTCCGTCCTACCCGTTGCTGACGCCCTGCGCTGGCGAGTAGCCAATGCGGCGGCCTGAACGTCGGCATCAGATCGTGACGGGGGAGGAGGAGGAGGAGGAGGAGGAGCGGGTTGTGAACTGCGGCCCCCAAATAAGCCACCCATATTGAAGTCTCCTACTAAATGTTGCAACGCGCCAAGCTAACATGAAAAAACGCCCCGACGCAAGACAGGGAGTTTAAACGTCTTCCGGGTCATCGGAGCTACCCGGCGGTATCTCTACGAGGCGCAGTTTATAACCAAGGGCATTCGCCACAGCCTCAAAATTCGTGATTGACGGTACACGCGAAATTCTCCAGGTATAAATCGTGTTCTTATTGATGCCGCTCTCATCAGCGATCTCCCAAATCGAAACCTTCCGGCGGGTCATAAGCTCAAAAAGGTCGCTCACAATAGCCGATACGCCAACCGGCGCGGCCAATGGCCTGAAACGCCGACGCAAACTTACGCGCATCACCACACCTCTAAAAAAAAAAAAAAAAACC